AGTCAGGTGCATTTTGGATCAAGACCTAAAAGTAAAGCATAAATTCTATAACTGCGGTTTTTATGATGGCGTTAGCTTTGCGGCTGAACATGAAGGTGGGTTTAAAGATGACACTCGCTGAACCCGTTTTTATGGCATTCGCCGTCTTTTCATCCGTAGACGAGTGCAAAGCGTTTGCAAAATACTACGATCTGGCGCGGATCTTTGAACCGCAATGCGTTGAGATGGGCGGCGAGGCAGACTACCGCCGCCCGTGGCCCGACGTCAGACCACAGCCACGGCCAACACAGGAGAGCGAAAATGGCTAAATGGGATCTTACCAAACTGGAAAACAGCGCCAGCGTCGGCGCGTATATCGACGAGGATAGCAGCACGCCGACGCAGCCAACGCCGCTTATGCTGGTCATGTCGATCAGGCGCAAGGCAGACATCATGCGCATGGACGCGGGGCGTGGCCCCGAGCGCCTGACGATCAAGCAGCGGGCCGAAGAGATCATGGCGCTCTGCGAGATGCTGGAGAAGCGGCTGTGAGCAAGCATTCCCTGAAATCCAAGCGCAGGCACCCCGACGCGATTCGTGAGCGCTTCGAGGTGGGCCACATAACGTTTGAAATCTGCGACCACCCAGAAGACGGCAGGACGTTTGCGCTGATCGCCGGCCAAGCGCTGGAGGCGAAAGACCGCCGCCCGCTGTTCACTGGCTACGTTAAAAAGGGCATGGCCACACAGCTTCGCAAGCTGGCACACCGATTCGATGAAATGGAGGAAAAGCTATGAGCGACGATGCTAAGACTTACGCTGAGCGCATACGCCAAAGGGCTGTAATGATGAAAAAGGATTTACGCAGAACGCCAGTCAGCTTGAGCGAAAGCCAGAGAGACGCTTTCGTTCTGACATTTGCCACACATTGCCAAGCAATCATAACGCATTGCGAGCATATGAAAAGGGAGGAAAATCTATGACGGAAAGCCTAACACCGCTGGAGCGCTGGAAGGAGCTGGCGATCATCGAGAACGCGCGCATGAAGCGCAGGCTCATTGGCCGCGATGACATGCACGCGTATGCCCATAAGCCGTGGCCGCTGGAGAAGCTGCGCAAGGAGATTAAGCGCTGCCTGAGCAGGCATGGCGAGCTGTCGGTGGGCGACTTGTGCAGCATGATCGAGCAAGACGCCGTGCATATCGACATTGGCCTGAAGACCATGCGGGAGCGGCGCACGATCATCAAAACGTCGTTCATCGAGGGCCAGCAGCTGTACCGGCTGCGCACGCAGGAAGAGTTCGCTTTCTAGCTCTTGCACAATGTTAACGCGGCGTTATAGTAGCCGGATCAACGGAGGTAATTATGAACACTGAGATGAAACAACTTGGCTCGCGGATCGATGCCAAGGTATTCGAGGCGCTGCGTGACTTGTCCAAGGAGAAGCGCATAAGCATGGCGTCGCTGACGCAGATGGCGATACTGCGCCTGCTGGACGAGCATGGTGTGGACGTGCAGCGTGGATGATGATTTCACACTGACGCCGGAGCAGCATGCTGAGATGTCAGCGGTTGCCAGCAACACGATGTCAGAGGCAAACACGCTGATGCGTGACATGATGGCGATTACTGAGCGCACCGAGCTGCCGGATCTCGCCAAGGTGTATGCGCTGGGCGCTGCGCTGCAATCTGTGATCGGCTTCATGCGTGAAAACGATTGCGACGTGCAGGACGCCATCGCCATGACCATGGGGATCATATTTGAGACATACAGCACGCCCGACAAGGAGGACATGCATTGAGCGTCGTAACGTGTGGCATAGACTGCGGTTACCGCACAGGCGGCGTGGCGCTGGTCGGTGAAAACTGGTCTGAGGTGCATGACCTGCCCGTCTACAGCGAGGGCGGCGTAGACGTCGTGGCGCTGATGGACATTCTCACGTCGCTCGATCGGCTCGACCACATATGGATCGAGAAGCAGCAGGCGATGCCAAAGCAGGGCGTGTCCAGCACGTTCAAGCTTGGTTATGCGTTTGGCCAGATCACGACGACCGTGGCGCTGTCGCGCACGCGCTACACCATGGTGACGCCGGTCGTGTGGAAGCGGGCGATGAATCTGCCAAAGGATAAAGACGCGGCGCGTAGGATGGCGCAGCAGTGGTTTCCCGACAGGGCGAGCGAGCTGAAGCGCAAGAAAGATGAACACAGAGCAGAGGCGCTGCTGATAGCGCTCTACGGAAGGGGGAAGGCATGACCATATCAACAACCATGTCCAACGAGGAATACCACCTGAGCGACGCGCTCAGCGCCTCTGGGGCCAAGACAATCGCCATGAAGTCGCTGGCGCATTACAAGTATGCCGAGCGCAAGGAAAGCAGCGTTTTTGACGTGGGCACGGCCACGCACACGCTGGTGTTCGAGCCGAGTTTAGCGTCCACCGTATGGTGCGGGCCGGAGACGCGGCGCGGCAAGGAGTGGACGCAGCACAAGGCAGAGGCCGACGCCAACGGCGCGCTGCTGCTAACGGAAGGCGATTACAAGATCGCCGTTGACGCGGCAAACGCGGTGCGCAGCAACAAGGAGGTGGCCAAGCTTCTATCCGGCGATCTGGTCTGCGAGGCCAGCATATTCGCGAAGGACACGCAGACAGGCGTGGACATGCGATGCCGCCCAGACGGATGGCGTCGTGACATCGGGGCGCTGATAGATTTGAAGACAACCATAGCTCCAGACCCCGAGGGCTTCAGCAAGCAAATCGCCAATTATGGCTATCACATTCAGGAAAGCTTCTACCGCAGGACGATGGGCCTGATCGGGGAGGAGATCGACAGGTTCATCTTCATCAGCGTGGGCAAGGAAGCACCTTATCCCGTTGGTGTTTACGAGCTTGACTGGCGCACGCTCAACGAGGGCGACGCGGCAGTTCAACACGCGCTGGAGCAGTTTGCGATAGCGCGTAATACGGGCGTCTGGGATTACGGGTATGGGGAGCTGCAAACGCTTCAGATACCACGCTGGGCGTTCAACTTCACCGCGTCACACGGCGCATAACACAGGCACACAACGTCAGGAGACAAACATGCCAATATCATTCGGAGAATCATCAGACGCGAGCGGCGCGTATATACGGGTCAACCTTCCGCAAAACCGCTGGACGGTTAACAAGGGCGGCGACCCCGAAGCCATCGACATGGCCAAGGGCATCGCAATCGACATTGCCAACGTGAAGTTCGGGTGGCTCAAGATCGCCGTCGGAACGCGCGACTGGCAGGAATGGCCATCGCCATCGCAGCCGCTGCCTAAGCCGACCGAGACGGACGCGGAAGGCAAGCCAGCGTATAAGCAGGGCTTCGACGTGGACTGCTGGATGTCGGACGGCACCAAGGCGCAGTTCAGCAACAACTCATACGGCACGGGGCAGTTTATCGCCAAGCTGTACAACCAAGCGGAAAACGCGCCAGAGTTTGCGCAGGGCATGGTGCCGGTCGTCAGCGTCACGACGTCCACGCCTGTCGTGGTCGGCAAGGGGACGTCATACGATCTGGGCTTTGCCATATCCAAGTGGATCTCGAAACCCGCAGACAGCACGCCGCCTAAACCGGAGCCGGTGCCAACCGCAGCGGCACCAGTATCGAGCGTTGTAGACGCAGACGACTTCGGCTTCTAAGATAACAAGCTCCACGCCTGCCACGGCGGGCGTGGACACATAAAAACGGGAGAGCGGGATGAGCGTAAATTATTTTGCAAAGGTACGGGAAAGCGTCGTTTCCGAGATCGGCATGGCTCCGCAGGGGCGTCGCAACGAGGCGCTGAACCTAGCGGCATACGCGCTGGGTCGGCACGCGCACATGGACGCCAGCAACATCGACAGCAGCGTCATAGACTTGCACACGGCGGCCAAGGCAATCGGGCTGCAGGAGCACGAGATAAAGGCAACCATTGGCAGCGGGTTCAAGCGGGGCAGCGAAAACCCGAAGACGCTGGAGAACGATGACGCGATGCCGTTTCAGCCGAGCGAGATGGATCGCCTGATCGTAAGACTTGCCAGCAAGGATCTGCTGATCCGCGACGAGGAAACGCGCGCCGAGAAAATCGCAAAGGCGCAGGCCGCGTGGGAGCGCAGCGTGCCGATATCGCGCGAGAACAAGGACGCCGTCAGACCGGCGCTGCTGTATCTGAATAACCGTGGCATGCGAGCAGGCGTGGCGGAGGGCGTCGCGCGGTTCAGCCCCAGCTTATACGATGGGCCGGCGATACTGTTTCCCGCAACCAACGAGCAGGGCGAGCTGTGCGGCGTGCAGTCGGTGCTGCTGACGCCGGACGGGAAGAAGCGCGAGCATAACAACATCAACAAGTATTCACGCGGATCACTGGTCGGCAATGCCATGCGGATCGGCGACCAGCATGAAGGTGGCGCGATCATATTGGTTGAGGGGCCAGAGGATGCGCTGAGCGTGCGTCAGGCGATCATGGGCCATGTGGAGGCGACAATCGTCTGCACGTTTGGCAAGTCTGGCATGAAGACGTTCAACGCGCCACGCGCATCAGACGTCACGATCTGCGCAGACCCCGACTTAGACGTGGAGGCGGTTGCAGACGTGCTGCGCGGCGACGGCAGCACAGACGTCCACGTCGTGCGCTTCGACGCGCTGGGCGTGGAAAACGTAAAGGACGCCAACGACTACCTGCAGGAAGCCGGCGCGGAGAAGCTGCGCGAGGCGCTGGCGCTGGCGAAGCCGGTCGAGGAAGTAAAGCAGGAGCGCATAGCAGGCGAGCGCCAATGGCCAACTGCATACGAGCCAATAGACCCCGCGAGCATACCGGCGCGGCGGTGGATCTACGGGCAGCATTACGTGCGAGGCCATGTCAGCGTGCTTGCCTCGGCGGGCGGCGTCGGGAAGACGTCTCTGCAAATCGTGGAGGCGCTCGCAATCGGAACGGGCAAGCCGCTGCTGGGCGAGGCCATACACGAGCCGTGCAAGGTGTGGATCATCAACCTTGAAGACCCGCTGGAGGAGATGCAGAGACGCCTTGCGGCGGCGATGCTGCATTACGGCGTCACCGCCAAGGAAATACGGGGGCGCTTGTTCCTCGACGCCGGCAGGAGCTTGAACATGGTATTCGCCAACCAAGGGCGCGACGGGATCGAGGTAAACGACGAAATGCTCGACTACATGGCGGCCAAGATCAAGGAGAACGACATCGGCATGGTGATGATCGACCCGTGGGTCGGCGCGAACCAGATCAACGAGAACGACAACGTGGCTATGAATGCAGCCGTCGGTGCCGTGCGTAGCGTATGCGACGAGACAGACTGCGCCGTGGCGCTGGTGCATCACATCCGCAAGGGCAACGGCGACGAGGCGACCATAGATAGCGTCAGGGGCGCGGGGTCGCTGATCGGGGCGGCGCGTGCGGCGCGGGTCATCAACAAGATCAGCGCGGAAGACGCGCAGAAGCTGGGCGTGTCAGAGGCGGAGAGCCTCGGCATATTCCGCGTGGATGACGGCAAGGCAAACTTGGCACCGCCAGCAGCCAAGGCGGTCTACCGGCGAATGGTGGGCGTGCAGCTGCCAAACATGGAATATGTCGGCGTGGCCACGGAATATGCGATGCCGGATCTCTTCGACGGCGTGTCGGCGCGTGACGCGATGAAGGTGCAGCGCGCGGTGGGCGACGCGGAAACGCAGGGCGAGCCGCTCCGCGCAAACGTGCAGGCCAAGACGTGGGTCGGCGTCACGGTGGCAGACGTGCTGGGGCTAGACTTGGAGAAGCGACACGAGAAGGCGAAGGCCAAGGCAATCGTGGGCAAGTGGATCGAGAACGGCGTGCTGCGCAAGACGTCTGCGCCAAGCAAGCGTGACGGCAGGGAGGTGCCGTGCGTGGTGGTGGGTGAATGGATAACGGGAGAGGAGGCTGGGATATGATGGCCAGCGAAATGGAGGGCGTCGGGGGCGTGGTATCTGGGGGCGTTTCCGCACGTTCCGCACTTACCGCACTTATGGTGCGGCGTGGTGCCGAGGGTGCGGTAAATACGGCAAGAAATCTTCCGCCGCACCACTTGCATATATATATGCAAGGTGCGGAGAGAAGTGCGGGCGTATTTATTCAAGGTGCGGAGATTGTTTTGATGGGGATGCTTAGGGGGCGCGGTCATGGTTAAGCATAAAGGGCGTCGGCCTACGGCAAAGCAGATAGCGGCAAAGGGAACGTTCACGGTTGGTGAAAGGACGGAGCCTATACCGGCGGCAGTCTGGGGTCAGCTGGAGCCGCTGGATCGGGTGGCGCGGGAAATGACGGAGCGGTGGGGTGACACGCTGCCGTCGCTGGTCACGCCGGATCTGGCGGGCAAGTTCGAGGCAGCCTATGAGGCGCTGAAGCAGGCGGTCGTGGAGCGTGATGTCGTTAGGACGAACAAGATCGCCACGCAGCTCATGGCGGGGTGGAAGCGGATGGAAGCGGAAGCGGAGGGCGCGGGGCATAAGCCGCTGTCGCCGCACGCGTGGTGCGTGGAGGTGGAGGGCGGGAAGATCGTGTGCTTCGCAAGGCAGGGATGCGCCGAGCTGCGCAAGCGGTATCCGCAGTGGGTTGTGTATTCGTTTGAGGATGCCGCGTGCATACTGAAGCAGCACTTCAGCGAGGCGTTTCTGCAGAAGGCGTTTGAGGCGTTCCCCAATGCGAAGGTGACGCGTGTGGTGGATGGAGATGGCAACGATAACATAGAGGATGATATACCATGGTAACGAGGGAAGATATTTTACGCACGGCGGGTGATTTGATTACGGGCGACAGGCAGCGGACGTATGGCTCCGCAAAGGCGTCGCACGCGACCATCGCCGGCATGTGGTCAGCGTATCTCGGCGTAGACGTGACGGAGGTGGACGTGGCGGCGATGATGGTGCTGCTCAAGGTATCGCGGTCGCGGTCAAGCGATCACTCGGATAACTGGGTGGACGTGTGCGGTTACGCTGCGATAGCGGGCGAATTGGAGGCGGGGCATGGCGAGGATTGAGCTGGACACCGTGCGGAGGTATCGCGGCAAGCGGGAATACAACATGATGCAGCGCGCGAGGTGTGAAGGCTTGGAGGTCGTTGGCAACGGATTTATCGTGCGGGAGATGTGCAAGTTGCTCAGAGGCGCTGGGAAGCCGCTGGAGGAGCCAATCGAGGTTTACAGGGGGGTGACCAGCTGCTTTGTCGTTATGCCGCTTCAGCGGTGGTTAAAACGAGCGTGAGGGCGTGTTTAGCCTCTGCGGCAGACACGCCGACGCTCAGACGCCCGCGCGCGAATACGCATTTTTTACCA